AAACGACATTACGATTCTACTTTAGTAAAACACAAAGAACAAGTAAACTCACTTGAATCTCAACTACAAGAGAATGTTGACAAAATAAACTTACCTAAAACTAAAGATGAGGTAAATGCATGGAAAGAAAAGTATCCAGATGTTTATGATATTATCGAAACTATTGCATATACCAAAGCTGAAGAGAAAGCTAAGAAAGTTGAAGCCGATCTTAAAAACTTAGAGACTGAGCAAATAGCAGTCAAACAAGAGAAAGCAGAAGTTGAATTAGCTAGACTGCATCCTGATTATCAAGAACTCAGAAAAAATGAAGACTTTCATAAATGGGTTGATGAGCAAGATAATGTCATTAAAGGTTGGTTATACAGTAATGCAACTAATGCTAAATTAGCAGCTAGAGCAATAGACTTATACAAATCAGATAGGAATATTACAAAGCAAAAAGTTAATTCTAAGTTAGAAGCATCAAAGTCAGTAACCTCTACTAGTAAAAAAGATGTAGACGCAAGTGTAAAGAAAGTTTGGAAGGTTAGCGATATTAGCAAATTAAAACCTGCTCAATTTGAAAAATTTGAGAAGGAAATAGATCTTGCTAGAAAAGAAGGTAGAATTGTTAATGGTTAATCTTTAACAATCTAATAGGAGGATATTATGGCAATATCAAAAGCGGCAGGTTACGATAACCTACCTTCAGGTAATTTTTTACCTATTATCTACAGCCAAAAAGTCCAGAAGTTCTTTAGAACCGCATCAGTCGTAGAAGACATTACTAATACTGACTATGCAGGTGAGATTGAAGCCTACGGAGATACTGTTAACATTATTAAAGAGCCAACAATTAGCGTAAGTTCATACACAAGAGGTGGGCAGATCAACATCCAAAATTTGGCTGATGATCAACTACAACTTACTGTAGATCAAGCTAATGCGTTTGCATTTAAAGTTGACGATATCGAAGAAAGACAATCTCATGTGAACTTCGAAGCTTTGGCGACATCTTCTGGAGCATATGCTCTAAAAGATTCTTACGATGAAAATGTTATAGCAGCAATGGTATCAGGTGCAGGTACAACTATCGGTTCAGATGGTTCAGGTACAGATACTGGTTTTGGTTCATCCGAAACAGATCCGTTAGAAATTTTAGCGAATGCGTCTAAAAGACTACACGGAAATGATGTGCCTTTTGAAAACAGATGGTTTCTAGCAAGCCCTGAGTTCTATGAGGCTTTAGCAAGTTCATCATCTAAGCTACTAGATGCATCTGTAACTGGAGACGCAGCATCCCCTCTACGAAATGGTAGAGTAATGGATGGTTTAATCCAAGGCTTCAGATGTTATATGACTAATAACTTTGCAGCTTCTTCAACATCAAATTACTTTAAAGTATTATTTGGTCACATGTCTTCAACTGCTACTGCTAATGCAATTGCAAAAACAGAAGTAGTAAGAGACCCTGACTCATTTGCTGATATAGTAAGAGGCTTGCATGTGTTTGGCAGAAAGGTACTTCGTTCAGAAGCACTTATGGTCAGACATTTATTAATAGACTAATAGGAGGATAAATTAAATGGCAACTTTCAGTAAAGTAACTGGCGGAACAGCAGGTCATCCTTCTACTAGAAGGAAACCTTACTTCGTTGAAAACACAATAGATTTTGATGTATTCAACCCAGAAGCTAACGACATAGTACAAGCTTTAAATGTACCTGCAGAAACTTTGGTTATCAATGCAGGACTAGAAGTCTTAACAGCACTATCAGGCTCTGTAACCTTAGATTTAGGTGATGGAGACGATGTAGATAGATATGTCGATGGTGACACAAACGCAGTAGGACATGCAGCTACAGTGGCTCATGCTTCAAATTCAGGAAATGTATATGCAGCAGCAGATACAATTGACGTAAAAGTTCTTGGAGCAACAGCAGCAGTAGGTAAAGTGCGTGTGTATGCAGTAATGTGTGATGTAAGCGGTTCAGACGAATCAGCTTCCAACTCATCATAATAATATATAATAGGGGGAGTATACCTCCCCCTTTTTAACATGAAAAAAAATAAAACTTGGGATCTCACCGACACACAAACAGTAGAAGTTATAGGCGGTGATATGGAAAATAGAATAGAAAATTTAGAAAAAAGCAGTGCATGTGAATGTTCTGTTAAAATAGAAAGATTAGAGAAAACAATAAAAGAATTACAAAATAAATTGGAGGCAATAGTATTTAGCAGATAATGGCAACATATTTAATATTAGCAAATAGAGTTTTAAATGATTTGAATGAAGTAGAACTTACTTCTGCAAATTTTTCTAGTAGTAGAGGTGTTCAAACATCAGTTAAAAACTTTGTTAACAGAGCGTTGCATGATATTTACAATGAGGTAGAGGAACTGCCTAGCCTACATAAAGAAACTTTTCAAGATACAAATGCAGGACAAAGAGAATATGAACTTCCTACTGCAGATTCTCCGCAATCAGGGGATTTACAATGGCGTAAAATAGATTGGGATACAGTATATTTAAAACCAAAAGAATTAATTACTAATGGTGAGTTTACATCTGACATAAGTAATTGGACTACAATAGCTGGATCAGGCAGTGTGGCGTATAATAGTGGCGGTAATGGGCGACTAAGATTAAATGATTTTGCAGCTCATCAATCATTTAATACTAGAGTAAATACAGAATATAGATTACAAGTAAGAGCATTTGATTCTAATAGTACAGGGCAGGCACTTAAAGTACAAGTAGGGACTGCAGCAGAAGGCACTCAAAATTTAAATACAACATTAACTGTAACTGATTTTGGTGAAGGTGAGGTGCTAGATACAACTTTTACAGCAACTACACAAACAACATTTATAACATTAAATAATACTACTACAGCTACTAACATGGATGTAGACTATGTAAGAGTATCTAGAAACATAAGTCCTAAAAGATTAAGGTATATATCTTATGACGATTATGTCAGACAGTATGCAGAAAGAGATAAAACAAATTTAAGTTCGGCACAAGGTGAGCCTAAGTATGTATATAAAACACAAAGTGGTAAATTAGGATTATCACCTGTACCTGATAGGAGTGATTATTCAGTTGTATATGAATATTTTAAGGAACATAGCGAGTTATCTGCTCATGGAGATACTCCTGATTTGGATGATAGATACGCTGATTTAATAGTTACAAGGGCAAGATACTATGCATATAATCTTAGATCTGATCCTGAACATGCAATGATTGCACAAAAAGAATTTAAAGATGGTATGAAAAGATTAAGATCAGATTTAGTCACTAAACAACAATATATGCGTGATGAAAGGGTTAACCTAAGATACTATGGCAAAGGTATAATGTAATGCCAAATACATCTCAAATTGCACCTACAGTTGTAAGTTGTTTTGGAGGTCTAGTTTTAAATAAAGATGTATTCTCTATGAGACCTGGAGAAGCTTTACAATTAACAAATTTTGAACCTGATATAGCAGGTGGATATAAAAAAATATTAGGTACTACAAAATACAATACAAACATAGTACCTCAAGTTTCATCATCAAGTGAAATTGTAGATATGGTTGCTATATTTAATGATGTAGTTTTAGCAGCTCGAGGAGGCACTATATCTCGTGCAGGCACATCAGGTAGCTGGACATCTATAGTTACGGGCAAAAGCACAGCTAATCGTTATGACTTTGAGAGATATAATTATAACGGAACTGAAAAAATAATGGTAGCTACAGGCGGAGATGCAGCTTTTAGTATTGATAGTAGTTTTAATGTAGATGTGATAAATGCAACAGATGGAGGAACAGCACCAACTAATCCTAAGTTTGTAGCGTCTTTTAAAAATCATATGTTTTACGCAGGCATGTCAAATGCTATATCAACAGTACAGTTCTCAGGACCTTTTACTGAAGATGATTTTAACACAGGTGCAGGCACAATAAAAGTAGATACAACTATAGTTGGATTAAAAGTTTTCCGTGAAGAGTTATTTATATTTGGAGAAGATAGAATATTTAAAATAGCAGGATCATCAAGTTCTGATTTTGTTGTAGTACCTGTTACTAGAAAAATAGGATGTGTTGATGGTAAAAGTATTCAAGAACTTGGTGGTGACTTAATATATTTAGCCCCTGATGGTCTAAGAACTATTGCAGGTACAGAAAGAATTGGTGACGTAGAATTAGGTACTGTATCAAAACAAATACAAGATAGGATATCAGATATAGGGACGGATAATATAACATCAACTATAATTAGAAGTAAGTCTCAATATAGATTATTTTTTCCTACAACAGCACAAACAGAGATATTAGCAAAAGGTATTACAGCAGTATTAAAAGCAAATCCAGAAACAGGAACATTAGGATTTGAATATGCAGATATAAAAGGATTAAAGCCTTCCTCTACCGATTCATTTTTTATAGAAGATTTAGAAACTATAATTCATGGTGGGTATGATGGGTATGTTTATAAACAAGAATCAGGTGGTGTATTTACTAGGGCATCTGAAACAGAAACAATAAGAGGATTTTATAGATCTCCTGATATGCCTCTAGGAGATCCCGGCATAAGAAAAAGTATGCAAAGAGCATTAGTAAACTATAAAGTTAATGAGGCAATAGATACAACAAATCAAACATTTAGATTACGATATAACTTTGATGACACAAACACACCACAGCCTGACTCTTATTCATTTTCGTCAGCACAAGTGGCAGCGTTTTACAACAGTGGTTTATATGGAACATCAGCTTACGGATCTTCAGGATTTCCTTTAGAAAGAGTATCCGTAGAAGGATCAGGGTTTGTGGTAGCATTTAAATTAGAAGATCAAAGTTCAAAACAAGCGTTATCATTACGAGGATTTGAATTAGAATATGTTAATGGAGTAAGGAGATAATGGGGGCAACCTATACAAGACAAAGTAGTAGTAGTATTGCAGATGGCTCAGTAATTGAAGCATCTCATTTTAATAATGAGTTTGATCAATTATTAGCAGCTTTTGCTTCTAGTACAGGCCACACTCATGATGGAACTGCTGCAGAAGGCGGTCCTATAACAAAGTTATTAGGCAATACCCTAACCTTTGGTGCAGGAACAGCAGGTACAGATATTACAATTACATTTGATGGTGAAAGTAATGATGGTGCATTAAAATGGATGGAAGATGAGGATTACTTTGAGTTCTCAGATGATATACTTGTAGCTAGTACAGAAAAATTACAATTTAGAGATACAGCAATATACATAAATTCATCTACAGATGGCCAATTAGATTTAGTAGCAGATACAGAAATACAAATAGCTGCAACAACAATAGATAT